TCAAGGACATCTCGCGGCTCGTGGCCGACGGGATGACGCTGGCGGACGCTTGCTCGGCGGTGATCCCCGGCGTCATCGAGGCGCACGAGATCATCTACGCGAAAGCGCGGATAAGGACGATATTCACATGACCGAGTTTTTCACCGCGAAGCAGCCCTCGGAGGCGTACTACCTCGGATTCGACTTCACGGCGGACCTGGGGGCCACGGAGACCGTCGCCTCGGCGACGATCACCGCCGTCGAGCGGTACACCCTGCAGGACGTGACGGCGACGCTCATGGACGTCTCCCTGCAGAGCGACGGCGACCGGGTGGTCTACGCCTGGGTCCGGGGCGGGACCTCCGGACGCGAGTACCTGCTGACCTGCCGGATCGTGGGCAGCCTGGGCTCGGAGTACGAGCTCGACGGGATCCTGTCCGTCGAGGAGATCCCGGTCGTGGAGCCGGCCACCACCTTCAGGGACCGCCTGCGGCTGGACCTGGGCGACGTCTTCTACAAGGAGGACGAGTACGCCGTGACGGCCACCTACACGGCGGCCTCGGGAGTTGAAAAGAACATCAACGTGATCGCGACCTACGGCGAGGGAGACCAATACAAGGGGTCCGACTCCTACGGGGTGCGCTGCACGATGCGCCTGAAGGCCTCCGATGTGGCGCAGCCGGCGCGCTCCGACGAGGTGACGATCGGCACGCAGCGCTGGATCGTGATCGGCGCGGAACTGGGCGAGGACGGCCTGGAGTGGATCGTCCAGGCCAACAAGGTGAGCAGCTGATGCCCGAGATCTGGATCGGAAAGCACCACGGCGAGATCGGCCTCGAGGACTACCAGAACCTCCTGGCCCTCTTCCCGAACTACGCCGACCGGGCGATCGCCTCGGCGCTGCGCTCCGAGGGCTACCGGCTGCAGCAGGTGATCAAGCGCTCGATCCAGCTGGGCGGCCCCGAGGGGGCCCGCTGGCCGAAGCTCCACCCGCACACGCTCATGATCCAGCGCTTCGTGCGGCTTTACAGGGGCCGTCAGCGCAGGATCCTGGCGGGCAAGAAAGTCCGCGGCTGGAAGGACACGGAGCGACACATGGAGACGCAGGCCAACAAGCACCCCCTGCAGAAGCTCGCCGGGGCGACGCGCTACTTCTACAACGCGGGCGAGAAGATGGTCACCGTGGGCTTCCTGGCAAGCAAGGCCCGCTGGCTCGCCAAGCGCCACGCCCAGGGCTTCGAGATCGATGTCAGCTCCGAGCGGGCCCGGCGCTTTCACTTCGCCGCCCGGATGCCGCTGGCGAAGGGAACGGCGAAGCTCAAGGTCCCGCCGCGCCCCGTGGTGAGCGTGATCTTCGAGCGGGAGGGCAGGCAGATCCGCCAGAACGTCTACGGGAAGGTCTTCGCGAACGTCGGCCGCTACCTGGCCGCCGACACGGCGGCGATCGCCGGAAAGGTCAGTGAACGATGAGCGAGTCGGGGATCCGCGCGCAGATCAAGAGCACCCTCGAGGCCGTCCCGGGCATCGGGGCCGTCCACGACTACGAGCGCTACCCGCGCAGCCTGGGGGATTTCTTCCTGGCCATGACCTCGGGAAGCCCCTCCCGGGTCAACGGCTGGGTGATCCACCGCGCCTCGGCCTCGGCCGAGCGGGTGACGCTGGGCCGGGGCGGCCAGATCGAGCGGGCCCACGGCTTCCGGATCACGGGCTTCTACCAGCTCGACGACGCGGACGGCTCCGAGAAGGACTTCCAGGCCCTGCTCGAGGCGGTCTTCGCGGCCTTCACGGGCGACTGGTACGCAACGGCGGCCTGGCGGGCCGACCTGCTGCAGGTCGAGAGCGTGACGGTCACCTCCGTCGACGAGATGGGGGCGGACCTCTACCATATCGCGGAATGCAGTCTTATGGTCTACGAACGAACCAGCGCATAGAGGAGGTGCAAGGAAATGGCACAGGCAAAGGGAACCAAGGCACAGCTCGGGTACATGGTCGAGACGACCTTCGGCGTCATGCCGACCAGCCCGGCGTTGAAGCTGCTCTACTTCCTCTCGGAGAGCGTCAGCGAGAAGATGAACCTCATCACCTCGCAGGTCATCCGGGACAACCGCAACCCGACCCTGCCGGTCCGCGGCAACCGCGACGTCTCCGGCGGCTTCCGCACGGAGCTCTCCCCGCAGCTCGGGACCCTGCTGTACTTCGCCCTGGGGTCGAAGGCCACCTCGTCCGTCTCCCCCTACTACGAGCACGTCCTCAAGGTGGGCGACCTGCCCTCCTTCATGCTCGAGAAGGGCTTCACGGACCTGCCGCGCTACCTGCTCTACCTGGGCTGCAAGATGAACCGCCTCACGATCTCCTGCAAGCCCGAGGGCTTCCAGGACGTCAACTTCGAGCTGCTGGGCGCCTACGAGGCGCAGGCCCTCTACTACGACGCCCAGTCGGGCAACTTCACGGCGGGCCTCACCGTGACGGGGGCCGGCGGCTCGACGGGCCTCATCAAGTGCGACAACGACCTCTCCGGCGAGGGGTTCCTCACCCTCATCAACCCCACGGGCGACTTCGTCAACGACGAGGCCTTGACGGACACCTCGACGGGCGCCGCGACGGCCAACCAGACCCTGGGCTACTCGCCCGTCGACTCGGGCTACACGGACCCGGGGCACACCCCCTTCGACGGCTTCCAGGTGGCGGTCATCCAGGAGGGCGGCTCCGACATCGCCTACCTGACGGCGGTGGACCTCTCCATCGAGAACAACCTCGACGGGGGCAACTTCGTCCTGGGCGGCGGCGGGATCCGGCGCTCGATCCCCGAGGGCAAGGTCCGCGTCAGCGGCCAGATCACGGCCCTCTTCGAGTCCATGGCCCTCTACACCAAGGCCCTGCAGAAGACGGAGACCTCGCTGAAGCTCACCTACCGCAACGGCACGGGCGCCGGCACGGCGGGCAACGAGGAGATGGAGATCTACGTCCCCGAGCTCGTCATCTCGAAGGACACGCCCATCGTCGAGGGCCCCCAGGGGATCCTCTACCGCGGGCCCTTCGAGGCCTACTACAACGACGGGGCGGACTCCTCGGCGTTGAAGATCACGATCAAGAACGCGGAGAGCACGCTGTGATGAAGGAATACGACATCAACGGCCGGGCCTTCGTCCAGCGGCCCCTCGTCCTCGGGCAGATCCAGCAGCTGCTGCGGGTCCTGGACGGGATCGCCCTGCCGGAGCAGCTCACCCTTGCCTCTCTCCTCGATGCCCTGGGGGGGCGCCTGTACTCGGCGATCGCCATCGCGATCACCGAGAAGGGCTGCTCTCCCAGGGACAAGGACCTCGAGGGGCTCGCGGCCGAGCTGGAGTGGTCGGTCCCCCTCGAGACGGCGATGGAGATCGTCGACGATTTTTTCGTGCTGAATCCGGCCTCCTCGCTCCTCGGGAGGGCCGGGTCCCTGATCGGGGGGCTCAACCGGATGATGAGGACCCTGGCGGATGGATCGACAAGGCGGTCGTCCTCCTCGCCGGGGGCGACATCACCCGGCGCGACGCCGTCCTCTGGGGATACACCCTGAAGGAGTGCGAGCCCTGGCTCAAGCACCGCGCCCGCGAGACGGCGCTGCGCGAGGGGCTGCTCGGGATCATGGAGGCCCTGGCGGAATCGGGGAAGGCCGACGAGCCGGAGGCGGAATACTGCCGGGTATGCCGGCAGGTCTACAAGGGGCAGAAGGACTGCGGGGCCTGCACCCGCGCAATCGAGGTGAGAGAACATGGCCGACACGGCACAGGTGCTGATCCAGATCCGCGGCGACGTCGGTGACATCAACGCCAAGCTCGCCGACCTGCGGGGCAACATCGGGAAGGTGGCCGCCGAGACGGGCCTGCTGGGCAAGGGGTTCGGGCAGGCCCTCGGCAGCCTCAAGACCATGATCGGCACGCTTGCCGCGGGCTTCTCCGTCAAGCTCTTCGCGGACATGATCCGCGAGACGGCCGAGCAGATCGACTCGCTCGAGGAGATGGCCCAGAAGGCGGGGATCGCCGCCGGCGAGATGCAGGGCCTCGGGGCCGTGGCGCGGCTCTCGGGCGCGAGCGTGGAGGCCCTGTCCAAGGGCTTCAAGGGGCTCTCGACGACGATCGTCGAGGCGCAGCAGGGCTCCACGGAGGCCGCCCAGGCCCTCGCGACCCTCGGCGTGCAGGCGAAGGACGCCGAGAGCTCGCACAGCCAGCTCATGGAGCGCTTCCTCCAGGCCGCCGACACGGTCTCGCGGATGGAGGACGGCTACGTCAAGACGGCCTTCGCGACGAAGCTCTTCGGCCGCGCCGGCATGGAGCTCATCCCCGTCTTGAACCAGGGGCGCGCCGCCATCGAGCAGATGATCCAGAAGGCGCGCGACTGGGGCATCGTCCTCGAGGAGGACGCGATCGCCAGGATCGCGGCCTTCAACGACCACCTCGACGAGTTCTCCCTGCGGATGCAGGGGGCGAAGAACCTCATCATGGCCGGCATGGTCGACGGCCTGAACCAGCTGGCCGACGCCTACGACCGGGTGATCGCCCAGGGCTCCTTCTGGGAGGATCTCGGCGAGACCCTGGGCGCCCTGTCCCGGGAGACGGCCGAGTTCCTTATCGGCATGAAGGCCCTCTTCGAGCTGCTGGCCACCGGGTTCAGCGGGCTCTGGCAGGTCATCAAGGGCGACAAGACCCTGGCGGAGCTCCGGGCCGAGCTCGACGCGATCGACCGCAAGTGGCTCGAGGTGCGCCGCGAGGTCTTCGAGCGGCCGCCCCCGAAGGACCCCGAGGCGCGGCGGCCCGGCACGACGCCCCCGAAGGCCTCGGACATCGACAAGATCCAGAACGTGATCGAGAAGCTCCGCATCGAGGAGGCCCAGCTGGGCAAGACCGCCCGGGAGCAGGCCGTCTACAACGCCCTCAAGGAGGCGGGCTTCAAGCTCGACGCGCAGACCGGCGAGTTCAGGGGCGACAGGGAGAAGATCCGGGTGATCACGGAGCTCACCGAGCGGATCTTCGGCCAGAAGCAGGCCCTCGAGCAGCTCGCCCAGGTCAACAAGCGGGCCGAGGGCGTCATGCAGTCAAGCCGCACCGAGGCCGCCGCCTGGGCCGACCAGCTCGAGGACCTCGACGACCTCGCGAAATCCGGCAAGATCACCTGGGAGGCCTGGTCGATCGCCGTCTCGAAGATCAGCGCCGAGATCGCGAAGACGGACTTCGGGGCCCGCCTGGCCGAGCTGCAGCGGGCCCGCGCGGCAATCGCCGCCCTGGAGGCCGCCGGGGAGACGCCGGAGAAGGAGATCGCGGGGAAGAAGCGGGAGGCCCTCGTGGCCGAACTGGCCCTGCGGCAGCGCCTGCTCGACATGATGCCGCGCCTCACCGCCGAGCAGCAGGCAGCCTGGAACTCCGAGGCCGAGGCGCTGGGGAAGGTGCGCGAGCAGCTCCTCGAGCAGGAGATCGTCATCCGCCGCTACGGCGACGCCTGGTCCGGCGTGCGCCAGGGCGTGAAGGCCTACTTCGACGACGCGGCGGCCATGGCGGACCAGGTGAAGAAAACCGTCCAGGACGCCTTCCAGGGGATGGAGGACGCCCTCGTGGAGTTCGTCCGGCACGGAAAGCTCAGCTTCACCGACCTGGTCGACTCGATCCTCGCGGACCTCGCCCGCATCGCGATCCGGCAAAGCATCATGGCGCCCCTGTCGGCGGGGCTGGGCGGGTTCCTGGGCGGACTGCTGCCGAGCTTCAACTACCACGCGGGCGGCATCGTCGGCGCCGAGGGCGGCCGGCGCTTCGTCGTCGGCGTCAACCCGGCGGCCCTGCCCCGCTACCACTCGGGCGTCGGCCCCGGCGAGCAGGTGGCCGTTTTGCAGAAGGGCGAGGCCGTCTTCACGCCCGGGCAGCTCAAGGCCCTGGGGGCTGCCGTCGGGGGCTCCGGCGTCACGGTGAACATCATCGACCGCACGGGGGCCG